TTAATAATGAAGATATTTTAACTTATTATAATAATTCTTGGAAAAAACATACGATTTTATTTGAATCGCTTCAGAGAACAAAAATTAATAATGAAAAATTAAAGCAATATTTAAGTCTTGAAAAATCAAATAAACATGTGTTGACATCGTTTTTCCCTAATCAGGATGGGTTTGCTCAATTACCTGTTTATAATAGACTTGACACTCGAACTGGAAGGTTAACCATGGATAAAGGTCCTTCTATATTGACATTAAAAAAAGAGTGGCGTGATATAGTATCACCATCATCAAGTGATCGAAAGATTATTTCAATAGACTTTTCATCACTTGAAGCAAGGATTGCGTATGGTTTAAAGAATAAAGATAAACCTGCTGCAGACATATACGAACATATTAAAAATCTACTCGGTGATAATTTTAGTCGTAGTCAAGTGAAAATAGCAACAATATCTCTCCTATATGGTATGAATGAAACATCGCTTGTTGCATCACTTGGTGGAAAAGATCAGGCAAAAACGCTTCTAAAAGAAATTAAAAAGATCTTTAAAATTAAAGCTATTGAAGAGGAACTTAGAGGAAAAGTTTCAAATGGAATGATTAAAAATCTCTATGGTAGAATGATTGAAGTACCAGAAGATAGGTTGATTATTAATTCATATATTCAATCAACGGGTGTTGAAATTGCCCTACACGGATTTTCTAATTTTGTTGAAAATACAAAAGATTTAGATATAAGACCACTTTTTATATTACACGATGCGCTAATTTTAGATGTGCCAAAAGATTTAGATTTATCTGAATATAAAAAATTTGCTGAACATATTCCACAATGGAATATAGAATTCCCAGTACAGATATCAAATTTCTATTAAAGGTCAAAATGAATCAAGAAATCAGTCCAGAGCAAATTGTTGAAAATTATAATAAGTTTAGATCATATTGTGAAAAACTAGGTGATAGATCAGAAAAAGTTTTAGCTTTGGTCGATTCATTAGGTGAACAATTAGCATTATGTCCAGCTTCTGGAAAGTTGGATTATCATAGAGCCACACCTGGTGGTCTTGTTGAGCATTCATTGAGAGTGTTGAGTAATGCAGTTAAACTTACAAAAGAATTTGGATGGTCAAATTCATATTCAAAAGAGAGTTTAATTATAAGCTCTTTATTCCATGATATTGGAAAAGTTGGATTACCATCCCCCGAGGGCTGGACACCTTATTATATTTCACAAGAATCAGAATGGCACCGTGAAAAATTAGGTGAAATGTATAAGCATAATGATAAAATGCCTTATATGACAACGCAGCAGAGAAGTGTTTTTATTATGCAGTATCACGGAATTAATCTTGCATATGATGAATATCTCGCAATTTTGTTAAATGATGGTTGGGTAGTCCCGGAGAATAAACCTTATTGTTTAAAGGAACCACCATTGGCACATGTTATTATGACAGCAGATTATATTTCAACAACACAGGAAAAACAATGAGTATCAGAGATTTAATTACATCAACAACACAAACACCAATAACATTTATTAACAACGTTAGAGACAAGGTTGCAGAGGTTTTTATTAAGTTAAACGTATTGGAAACAAGCGTAGATTATTTGAATAATGCAAAGAATTCTTTATCTGAAAAAATAAATGCGCAGCAAAAAGCAATGAATTCATTTGTTTCACAATATGAAAATTATGTTGCTTCGATTCAACAAAATCATATAAAGTTTCAGGCTGAAGTTTTAAATTCACTTCAGGAGGCTATTAATACAATTCCAAAGCAAGGACCAAAAGGATTAAGAGGACCGCAGGGAGAGCAAGGTCCACAAGGGCCAGAGGGACCACAAGGCGTTCAGGGACCACAAGGTCCACAAGGTGAAAAAGGTCCAAGAGGTCTTCAGGGACCACCCGGTCCAAAAGGCGAAGATTCTAAGGTAGAAGTTGAAGAAATTTTGAATCAACTATCTGAAATTAAAGATTTTAATGGAAATGTTGATAGTTTTCTTGCGCAGGTTTCCCAAAAACTAAATATTGAATGGAAAAAATAACACTGTTTTTTTTGTGAACAATAGAGAAACGTATAATATATTAAATTTTGAAAGGATCTCATAAGAGATAAAGCAATATAAAAGGTATAAAATGTCAATTAATTTAGATGCTATTCGTGCAAAAGTTTCACAACTCTCTGGTCTTAACAAGGGTCGTAAAGACGTTCTTTGGAAATCTGAACCCGGTGAATACACAGTTCGTCTTCTTCCTTGGAAGAATAACGATGGTCAACCATTTAAGGAGCGTTGGTTCTATTACAACATTGGTCAAGGAAGTATTCTTGCCCCAAATCAGTTTGGAAAGAATGATCCAATTCAAGAACTCATTAACAAACTTCATGCTTCTGGAAAGAAGGATGATAAGGAATTGGCAAAGAAACTTTATCCAAAGATGAGAGCATTTGCTCCTGTTATTGTTAGAGGCCAAGAGGAAAAAGGCGTTATGCTTTGGTCAATGAGCAAAGGTGTTTATGCACGACTTCTAGAGTTTTTCCTAGATTCTGACATTGGTGATATTACTGATCCTAGCGAAGGTTTTGATCTCAAGGTCAAAATTATTAAACAGCCTGGCAAGATGTATGCGGATACTGTTGTAGATCCAGCACGCAAGCAATCAAAGCTTGCCGAATCAGAAGATAAAACAACATCATTATTAAATTCTGTTCCAGATATTGATGAGCTTTATAAACTTAAGTCTTACGAAGATATTAAGAAGCAGCTTGAGTCATGGTTGGCAGGTGATACTGCAGAAGAGAAACAGGAAACTCAAGGTGTTTCAAAGGGTGGATCAAATTCATCAGATGCACTTGATGATCTTGTAAATGAAGTATCAGCAAAGCCTGCACCAAAAAGCCAGTCAAAACTTCCACAAACAAAGAAAGTAGCAGATAATCTTGATGCTGCATTTGATGATTTGTTGAGTGATGATTGATATCTTTAAAAGATAAAAACAAAATGCCAGAATGTAAAGTTCTGGCATTTTTTATTAAATTTATTAAAAATTCGGAGTATAATATTTCTTATGGCAAAGAAAGAAAAAATTGTTGAACAAGTAGATTCAGACATCACAAGCTTTGCAGATGATCTTATTAAGTCATTGAACAAAGAATTCTCACAAAGGGTCGCATATAATCTTTCAGTTGATGAAGCGCCAACTATCGTAAAGCGCTGGGTGTCAACAGGATGCACTCAATTAGATTACATTATTGCAAATAGAAAGAATGGTGGTTTACCTGAAGGCAGAATTATAGAAATTTTCGGCCCACCATCAAATGGTAAATCACATATTGCATTACAGGTATGTAAATCAACTCAAAAAATGGGTGGTATTGTGGTTTATATTGATACAGAAAATGCAACAAGCATTGAAAACCTTGCTTCTATGGGTATTGATGTTTCAAAACGATTTGTATATGTTGAATCTTCATGTACAGAAGAGGTATTTTCAATAATTGAATCAACAATTATTAAGGCAAAGCAACTTAAAAAAGATGTTCCTATCACAGTCGTTTGGGACTCAATCGCAGCAACTTCGCCAAAAGCAGAAATTGAAGGCGATTATGATCAGCAAACAGTTGGTTTACAAGCTAGAGTTCTCTCAAAAGGCTTTAGAAAAATAACTGGTGTTATTGGTGATAACAACGTTACATTATTATGTCTTAATCAAACAAGATTAAAAATAGGTGTAATGCACGGCGACCCAACAACAACAAATGGTGGGTTAGCATTACCATTTCATGCATCAGTTAGAATTCAGTTAACTGGTGGTTCAAAGGTTGAAGACAAGGATGGTAACATTATTGGTATTAATGTTATTGCGAAGACTGTAAAGAATAAGGTTGCAGCACCTCATCGCAGAGCAGAATTTAAAATAATGTTCGGTCAAGGAATAGATGAAACTGAAGAATTATTTGATCTGTTAAGACTTGCAGGTCCTAAAGAGGTTGAAGGTGATTTAACAGTTGAAGTTTCAGGTGATGGTGCTTGGAAAACATTTCAAGTATCAAATACAAAAACAGGCGAGATTATTGTTACTAAGAAATTCAATAAAAAAGATTTCGGCGACATAGTCAAAGAATATAAGAACTATATGGATCCATTAATTGATGCTGTTTTGGTTAAACAATTGACTGGAACTAATGAAGAATTAGATAACGATGACGCAGAACCAAATTGATTTTTCCGGTAAAAAAATACTATTAATAGATGGATTAAACGCATTTACCCGTAATTTTGCTGCTTATCCTCAGTTGGATAAAAATGGTCTGTCTATTGGTGGTGTTGTTGGAACATTAAAAACTTTAAAAAAGTTAATAATGTTAACCGGTTGTAATCTTGTAGTGTTTTGTTGGGAAGGTGGCGGGTCATCCCGCCGCCGTTCTTTATATTCTGATTACAAAGCAACAAGAAAACCTGAAAAATTAAATAGGTTTTATGAGGATGATATTCCCGAAACAGAGGAAAATAGAAATAGACAGGTAAAATTATTAGTTTCTTTGATGCAACATTTACCTGTTTGTCAATTATATGTTGAAGATGCAGAAGCTGATGATTTAATTGGTTACTTATGCAGTCATAAATTTAAAGATAATGAAAAAATAATTGTTTCTTCAGATAAAGATTTTTATCAATTAATAGATGAAAAAACAACGATATATAATCTTCACAAGAAGCAATTTCTTGATGAAAAATATATTCTTGATAATTTTCAAATAACACCACAAAATTTTGCTCTTGCAAAAACTTTATGCGGTGATGTGTCAGATAATATAAAAGGCGTTAAAGGTCTTGGATTTAAGACTGTTGCTAAAAAATTTCCAATGTTATCTCTAAAAGATTCTTTTTTGTTAGAAGATTTAATCTCTTATTCTTCAGTAAGGATAAAAGAGTCTCAGTTATATAAAAGAGTCGTTGAAAGTGAAGAATTAATCAAATTAAATTGGCGAC